TGTCAGGATCTACTGTGGGAGAAGTATTTAGAGATTTGTCTAAGCAATTGCAACAGCACTGGGCAGAACAAGTAACATTTGGTCTTCAAGGATATTCAGACGGAATAAGTTTTGAATTTGATCCAAGTATTTCACAGAGTAAAATTGTTTATCCCAAAGATGAAACAATTGCAGGCGCAAACTCCGACGGAGTTACATTGGATCTAAAAACAAAACAATTTATGATCCCAGAGGGAACTAAAATTGTTGACGTGATTAATAAAATTATGTCGCTGAGCGAGTTTATTATTAATCAATTAAAAACACAGGGTGGTCTTGCAAGCGCACATACTTCAAGTTTTAATTCTTTTAAAGTTGTAGTGGGACTGCAATATGGGGCTGCAGGTAAAGCTGATCCTAATACCATTGAATTTGCTGTACACGATCCTGTAAGAAATCAATACCCTAAAATAATAAAATTTAAGATACATCAATACACTACATTTGCTGGTAACCACCCAGCATTAGATCAAGCACCAGACAGCAGGCCTTTTACAGTTAAAGCCTACAATTACCTGTACACAGGTAAAAATATAGACATTATTAACTTTAAATTAAATTTTGATACAACATACTATTCGCAGGTATTGTCGTATAAAGCAAACTTTGCGGCTTCACAAGCCGCAGAGGATGTTGAGGTAAACGCAGCAGAGGCACGGACAGGACTTACTTTAAATGTGGGACCAAGTTTGCTGTCGGTTAGATATCCAGCACTATCAAATATTCCAATTCTAACACCAGTTAGATACTTGCCGGTGGTTAATAATCAAGCAATCACGGCCGGGTTTGGTATTTTAGGTAATCCACAGGCTCAAAAAGCCGCAGATGTAATTACTAGTTTGTATTCTACACAAAACGGGGATATGCTTGCTGTTGATTTAACTATTATCGGCGATCCTCACTTGATTAAACAAGATGATTGGTATTTCTCACCAGGCCCGTCATCTAAGGATTATGCAGGGATCAGCCAATCTGACTTTGCAACAAAGTACGGCTGGCTAAGAATGGACACCGGAGATTTAATAGTCTCCCTGACAGTTAATACACCAATTGACCAAGATGCAGATGTAACCGGTAAAGGATTGATGTTATGGCAAGGCGGATCGTCTTCGCCAACACAGTCAATGTTCAGCGGACAGTACAGGGTGCTTACCATACAAAACAATTTTGCAAATGGTAAATTTGAACAAGTGTTAAAACTTGCTAGATATATAAACGGCGATGTAGCCAGCGGACTTGCAACATTGACCAATGATGCAGTATCAAATAGTAGAACTAATCAACAAGCCGGAGGCGGATAATAAATGGGTGTATCAGATAACATACGCAGAGCTGGTCCGTCAAAGACCGCTGTAATTGATCAAAATAAACTTGGGCTCAAAGTAGATCCAGGACCTTATGTGGCCACAGTAATGGAGCACGTAAAAGGCAACCGACTTGGTCAGTTAAAAGTTTTTATTCCTGAGTGGGGCGGCAAGATCTCTCCAACCACAGAATATACAACAGTTAGTTACGCTAGTCCGTTTTATGGAAAAACATACGGCACAGATAGTCAAGAACTTCCAATTGACAGCCCTGCTACCAGTGGGCAGAGTTATGGAATGTGGATGATACCTCCGGACATTGGCAACAAAGTCTTGGTGATGTTTGCCAATGGAGATCGAGATCGGGGGTTTTGGCTAGGTTGCATCTATGATAGTTCAAGCCACCATATGGTTCCAGCAAATGGACGGGCCATTGGCGGCAAAGATAAAACCATGGTTCCTCCCGGGGATCAAAGTGTATCAATCGGTAACGACAGCGTACTACCAGTGACCGAATACAACGCAAAAGTGGACACAGCTTTCCAGAGTGATGGATTGGTGGCAACTCCGCGTTACGCACATCAATATCAAACAGCAGTATTATTACAGCAAGGCTTAGACAGAGACCCAATTCGTGGCGCAATTAGTTCTAGTAGTATGCGTGAAGCACCTAGCAATGTCTACGGTATTAGTACACCTGGGCGTAGTGCAACTAAAACACCACAACTTGGAACTGACAAAGATTTAGTAATATTCAGAAAAGGCGGCCACAGTTTTGTCATGGATGACGGCGCCGCCGGCGATGATATAAATTCTGAAGGTACAGATCAACTTATCAGATTGCGTACCACAGGTGGACATCAAATCTTAATGAATGACACAGAAAATGTATTGTATATTGGCAGTCAGTCTGGCGACACTTGGTTAGAATTCAGCAAAGAAGGACAACTACACGTATTTTCTAGCAACGGGATAAACTTACGCACCAAAGGGGTGATGAATTTCCACAGTGATGCCGCTATTATTATGCAAAGTCCAGTAATACAAATGAATGCCTCTGACACTACTGGGCAAGGTGGTGGGAGTGCAATTATTATGAATACCACAGGGCAGATGGCAATAAAAGCCACAATGGGTGCAAGTATTGCCGCAGATGGCCCGCTATCATTGAGCAGTCTGTCAATGGGGTCATTTAAATGCGGCGCAATGTTGAGTCTGTCATCTGCAGGAATGACCAGTGTATACGGAACCTTGTTAAAATTAAATACTGGCGGACCAGGAATACCAACCATAGTAACAACCACGCCAACCAACGTACTACAAGATACCATTTATTCTGACGGTACAAAAGCATGGGTATCGTCTACTGGGGCAGTATCGTCTGCGTGTACACAAGTACCCGCACATGAGCCTTGGGTCAGCACCGACGGCAAGAGCCGCCCACCTCCAAAAATTCCAGGGCAAAGTGGTAATAGCCTTGCGGGGTTTGCAACAGCAGCTGCAATGTCGGGTCTAGTTGGTTCACTAACCAGCAGTTTGTTTGGATAAAATATGGCAATAGATCAAGGCATACGACAATCCCAGGGTGTAGCAGTTACAAACACACTACCACTGAGCTGGCTAGGCAGGTCTGACGCACCATCGGGGCTACCAACATGGGCTACAATTGGAAAGCTATCCCCTAACCAGACTAAGTGCCTGGTTGCAGAAATAGGCTACGATCAAAGCCTCTGGGATTATGCCAAAGTTGGTGAAGATAATCAAGTTGGACGATATCAATTCTCTGCTGAAACGTTGGAATCATATGGTATATTAGCACCAGGGTCAGTCACAGAATACGGAAATGATGCTGTTAATTATCTACATTGTTGGACTCCTTCGATGATGCGTAGCAATGTAAATTCATATTTAAATTACATGTACAGCTCAACTAGTTTACAAAGTTTTTTAATAAACACAATAGCCCAAGATCATTTGGCATATAAAATTATCAGTGACCTACATATAGGTCTTAAAAAAATAAATGCAATTACACCCAATGACAATGCAGAAGTTACAGCCGGTATGATTTATGTCGCCTGGAATCTAGGTGTGGGCACAGGAATTACAAATACAGATGCTCAGGGCACAGGTGCGTATGCTTGGAGGTACAGCGGAATAGGGGACGGTGGTGAATACTACAACGTCGGGCGATATGCTGTAAGTGTACTGGGACGTTAATTAAATAAATATTACTATGATTACATACAAAGGTTTTAGCACATTAGTTACACCAAAAAAGTTTAAAGTCACTGATTTTGAATTATCTAAGCGTGACCTATTAAATTACTTTAGCATACGCAAGGGCGAAAAGCTAATGCAACCAAACTTTGGAACAATAATCTGGGATTTGTTGTTTGAACCATTGAATGATGACATACAACAGCTAATCACCGACGACATAAATCGAATTATAGGATACGACCCTAGACTCAGAGCAGGGCAAGTATCGGTCACACAACAAACTAACGGCTTTTTGATTCAAATAACATTGTCGTACGTTCCGTCAGATCAAACTGAAACCATTGGTTTAAACTTTGATCAAAATTCTAAGAATTTAACTTCAATAGTAGACTACAATTAACTGTCCATATTATTATCTAAATAAATAGTTTATATAGGTAAAAATATGGCACAGAATACACGTCAAACAAATCTTCTAGTACAGCAGGACTGGACTAAAATCTACCAATCGTTTGCAAACGCAGACTTTACTAGCTACGACTTTGAAACGCTGCGTAGCACAATGATTGGTTATTTACAGCAGTATTACCCAGATACCTTCAACGACTTCTTAGAAAGCAGTGAGTACCTTGCACTCATTGACATGATTGCTTTCTTGGGACAAAGCCTAAGTTTCCGCACAGATTTAAACACACGTGAAAACTTCATGGATACTGCACAACGCCGTGACAGTATTCTTAAACTTGCACGTATGTTGAGTTACAACCCACATCGTACAACAAGTGCTAGTGGCCTATTAAAGATCGACAGCGTTAAAACCACAGAATCTGTCTACGACAGCTCGGGCAACAATCTAGCCAACGCTACCATCCACTGGAATGACATTGCCAACGACAATTGGTTAGAGCAGTTTACCAACATTCTAAATGCAAGTTTAGTATCTAGTCAAACAATTGGCAAGCCGGGTAACAGTCAAAAGATCTCAGGAATTCAAACCGACGAGTACGCAATTAACCTAAACACCAACACACTACCTATCGCTGGTTTTACAGTTAACGTACAAGGCGCACCAGTTAACTTTGAAGCAGTTAGCGGCACCAGTTTAGGCGAATCCTACATCTACGAAAAAGACCCCACAATCACCGGACAGTTCAACGTATTGTATAGAAATGACAACAACGGAAATGCCAGTAACAACACCGGCTTCTTTATGTTCTTTAAACAAGGATCAATGCAGGCCACTGATTTTACAATTACCAATGCTATTCCTAATAATTATGTTCCTGTGCTGACCAATAATATTAACAGCACAGACCATTGGTTATATGCCTTAGACGCTGACAATAATATTCAAACAATGTGGGAAGAAACTCCTGCATTGCCAGGTATCAACGTTATCTATAATCAGTTAACAAACAAGAATTTGTACCAGTTAAACACAACCAACAACGATCAAGTTAATATTGTGTTTGGTGACGGATCATTCTCTAATATCCCATCGGGCCCATTTAGATTCTACTTCCGTACCAGTAACGGTGCAAGCTATACAATTAATCCAGATGATCTAAGTTCTGTAATTGTTGCATTTAACTATGTTGGTAAAAATAGTGCATTGCATACATTAACAGTTACAGCAAGTTTAAAATACACAGTAACCAATGCCAGTGCTGCACAAACATTGGAAAGCATTAAGATTAGTGCGCCCCAGCAATACTATACACAAAATCGTATGATTACTGCTGAAGATTATAATATTTTCCCACTGACTAGTTTTAACAGTATTCAAAAGATTAAAACAGTTAACCGCACAAGTTCGGGTGTTAGTTTATATCTAGATTCACTAGACCCAACTGGTAGTTATTCTAGCACAAACGTATTTTGTGCTGACGGGATTATATCTGCAAACACAGAAATTAAATCAACTACCTTTGATTTCTTAAATACCAATGACATTTATTCTGCTATCTACAATGATGTTGTGCCTATCATTGGTAGTACAGAAATGATTAATTACTATTATGCCAACTACCCTAAATTTAACAGTCCAGAAACTACAATTGAATTTAGTCAAACAACTTCTTCAACTTCTGCAAGTTCAGGATATTTACAGTTTGATGGCGACACATTGCAGATTGGTAATGGCATTAACGGCAATTTACAGTATGTTAACACAGGTGCAAGTCTAAGATTCTCTGCACCAGTTGGCCAATATTTTAACAGTCAAAATGCATTACAGACAGGAACTCCAAGTGCGGCCGGAGATAAATTAAGTTTTTATGCATCGGTGACTAGTATTATTCCCAACGATGATGCATACACTCCTAGCTTAGTTAACTTCGGAACACGAGTACCCACTGGTGCAATTTTAAGTGATGAAAATCTATTAGGAGCAAATAGTATTATTCCTCCATATCAAACAGATTTGAGTACAAGTTTAATTGGAACAGCTATCTCTCAAATTAACGCAAAAGTTAATTTTGGATTAACCTATGATCAGGAAAATCAAACGTGGATTAATATTCCTCCTGCAAGCATTAGTGCTAGCACAGATTGGCTAATGAAATTTACCTATAATCAAGGACGTTATACTGTACAAAGTAAAATTTTAAAATATGTATTTTCTAGTGTGGGCGAGACTACATTCTATTTTGATCCTACTGTGCGTGTGTATGACTCAACCACAGGTACCACAGTCCCTGACACAGTTAAAGTATTAAAAATTAACACAGAACCAGGGTCAAATTTGCCAATTGGTAAAGACATAGTCTGGCAAATATATAACAATGTAGTTGATGTAACTGGCTATGCAGAAACAGATCGCATCTTAGTTAAACCACCAACAATACAAATGGATTCTGTGCCCGATAATCCTGATTTGTATGAATTGATTGCTGGTACAGATGTATCTCGTGGCGATTTATATTTCCAGTGGCAACATAATAGTCCAAGTAGAAATCGTATTGATCCAACCCCAGTTAACATTATGGATGTTTATATACTAACAGCCGACTATTCTACTAGTTATATAGAATGGATACAAGACTTAACAGGTACAGTATCTGAACCTATTGCACCTACATCAAGTAGCCTAGAAATTGCATATAATACACTAGAAGATTACAAAGCAGTTAGTGATACATTAATTTATAATCCAGCAAAATTTAAACCGTTGTTTGGATCCAAAGCAGATTCATCCTTGCAAGCACGATTTCAGGTTGTTATTAATCCAGCAAGTAGTATGACACCGAACGAAATGAAGAGTCAGGTTATTGCGGCTATTAACAAATACTTTGATCTGGCCAATTGGGACTTTGGCGATACATTTTATTTCAGTGAATTAGCGGCATATCTACACAATAAATTAGCACCAAACTTGGCCAGTATATTAATTACCCCCGATGATGTTGGACTAGTATTTGGTAATTACTTCCAAATTAATTCTGAACCATGGGAAATTATTACATCTGCGGCCACTGTTAATGACATTGATGTAGTTAGCGCAGTAACAGCGGCACAACTGAACCTTGGCAACACCCTAATAGGTACATATTAATGAGTCTTTTTAATACAATCAATTTCTTACCTGAAGTATTCCGTACTTCACCAAACCAGGCGTTCCTTAGTGCAACCATGGACCAGCTGGCAACAGACTCGTATAATGTTCCATTGGACGGATATATTGGCAGAACATTTAGCCCTACATATAAGTCCACTGATAATTATGTACCCGAGGTCAACAACGAGCGTAGCCGCTATCAACTCGAGCCTACTGTAGTGGTGCAAGACGCAAATAAGAAAGTTAAGTTTAAATCTGATTATACTGATCTGCTGCACCATATTAAAAGTTCTGGCGGCATTAGCACCAATCATCAACGTTTGTTTAGTGCCGAGTGCTATAACTATGACGGTAAATTTGACTACGATAAGTTTGTAAACTATTACAAATATTATTGGATGCCCGACGGCCCTGACGCAGTAGACATTTACAGCAACGAAGTTCCGTATCAAAATGATTATGTAGTAACACGTAGTACAGGTACTGGCGGGTATTTATTTACTGGGACTGGTACACAACCAAACACACAATTAACATTGGCACGTGGCGGCACCTATACATTTACAGTTAACCAACCCGGATTCCGATTTTGGATCCAGACTAATCCCGGGATTAGTGGAACTGTACCGGGGTTGCCGACAGTCACAACACGTGATATATTTGGTGTAACAAACAATGGCATAGAGACTGGCGTTATTAGATTTAATGTTCCATTATCAACAGCACAAGACTTTTATATCAACATGCCAATCGCGGCCACTGTGGATGCATTAGTAACAAATATTAGTTACACAAAGATTCAAAATCGTTTACTCAGCGAGTTCTTGGCAGAATTCCCAACGGGGTTTGATGGTATTAATAATCAATTATCTGGAAAGAGTTTTGTACTCATCAATGGAGAATATGATGACCTCCAATGGACCACTCCAGCAATGCCTACTGAATTCACTGGCACAGATACCAGCGATATTGTTCCGGGATATATTGTACCCGAAGAGCGCAGAGTTTACGGATGGAGAGTTGAATTAGTTGCCACAGATTTAACTAACACTGACTATGTAATTCAAATACACCCGCAATACACCATTGAGATTAGAGAAAAAGTTTTTGTACGTGCAGGATTAACTTATGCATCTAGTGAGTATTGGGTAGATCCTAACTACCGTTATAAAGATGTTCCTATTAATACATCTGCTGCTGAGTACTTGTATTTTCAAGACGGCACTAATCCCGCCTACGTAGGACAAATTAAATTAGTAAACAATATCAATTCAACTATTGACGTTGACAACGAGATACTAGGAAAATCAAGTTGGTGCAGCCCAAATGGCGTAAATCTAACCAATGGGTTGAAACTTTCTTTTGATTCAAACGTTATCCCTGCGGCGTATGCCAATAAAGAATTTTATGTAGAAGGTGTTGGTACAAGCATCAATCTTGTGCCAGTTGACCAATTGGCCGTACCTGAATCTTACGGTGAAAATATTGATGTTAGTCCTGATTACATTACAATTAATCGAGGAAGTCAAGACCGTAATGGGTGGAGTAGATATAATCGTTGGTTCCATGTTGATGTGTTGACTGCAACAGCAGGGTATAACAGCGCCGATGTTAACTATGGGCCAAACATCCCTGCACGTCGACCCATTATTGAATTTAATTCAGGATTACAACTTTTTAATTACGGTAGTCGAAGCATCGACAATGTAGACATTGTTATTTTTGAACCAACTGACGCCTTTAATGAGGTTGAAGGGCAAGCAACGGCATCAGTGGATGGAGTAGCAGTTCAGCAGAATGATTACATTGTATTTGCAGACGACTATGACACAAACGTAAAAAATAAAATTTGGGAAGTAATTATTGAGATAATCAATGGATCAAATTATATTACTCTAATAGATACAGGTTTAACTGTTACCAATGGATCCAATGTACTGGCGCTCAGGGGAGGAAACCAAGGTAAAAGTTTTTACTACGATGGCACAAATTGGCATGAGTCCCAGGCTAAAACACAGATTAATCAACAACCAAACTTTGATCTAGTAGATGCTAACGGGTATAGCTTTGCAGATAATACAGTATACCCAGGCAGTACGTTTGTTGGTACGTGTGCATTTCAATATAAAGAAGGGACAGGCACAAATGACTCAATTCTTGGGTTTCCATTGTCTTATCAAACGTTTAACAACATTGGTGATATTGTATTTGAAAATTGTTACGACAAAGATACATTTACCTACGTTGATGATTTAACTACTGTTACAAAAAAACATAGCCAGGGCTATTTTGCCGTTAACAACGGAACCACTGTTACCAAAGAAACAAATTGGGTAACTAGTGTTGAGGATACAAAACAGTATCAATTGTTTACAAAATTCTATGATGGGCGTACAGTTGCAATTAATGGAGTTGACCGAGCATTTGTTCAAGTTGATGTATTACCGAACACAGAAGAAGGATTAATTCCTTATACAAAAGTATTTTTAAATAACAGATTGTTAACTGCTGGTGTAGATTATAATATTGTTGCTTACGGGGTTTACCATTTAGTTGAGATGACATCTCTTCCTTCTGTGGGAGATAAGATTGATGTACAAATATTCAGCGACACTATTAGTAAAATTGGATATTATGAAATTCCAAAGAATTTAGACTCAAATCCATTAAACGAAAATTTCCCAACAATTACGTTGGGACAGTTACGTACACACTATAACAAGTTAATAGAAAACTACGCTGGGGTAGGAAAAACCCAGGACACATACTTAAAAGCGCAAATTGGTACTATTACTCATCATAGCAGTCCTTTGGTATATGCGGCAACGTTTTTAAACGACCCAGTGGTTAATTTTACTACAGGTATTAATCTAGCTAGAAAAGAATATACTAGATTTAAAAATAAATTTTTAAGTTTATGTGCTTCATTGACTACGTTAAATTATAACAACCCGGCCAGTGGTGTTGACACAATTTTACAATCAATTAATTCAGTTAAGAATAATAGCTTCCCGTGGTTTTACAGTGACATGGTTCCACAGGGCGGTAATTATACTACATTAACTTATACAGTATTAAACGCACGTCAGGCAAACTACGAAATTAATTCTATCTTTGATGTAACTCAATTAAGTAACCGTGCAGTATTAATCTATGTCAATGGTACACAGCTAACTTTAGACGCAGATTATACGTTTAGTACCATTGTTCCTGCAGTTACAATTACTAAAACTCTAGTAGTTGGTGACATAATTACTATCCGAGACTATTTTAACACCGACGGGAACTATATTCCCGAAACACCGTCTAAACTGGGACTATATCCAAAATTTGAACCTGAGATATATCTAGACGACACATACCAAACTCCTGTTTCAATGATCCGTGGACACGACGGATCGATTACTCCTGCATTTGGAGACTTCAGAGATCAATATCTATTAGAGCTTGAGAAACGTATCTATAATAATATTAAAGCTAATTATCTAACCAATGAATTAAATCGCTTTGACATTATACCCGGACGATTCCGACAATCCGATTACTCACTGGAAGAATTTAATCAACTCTTGACACAAAACTTTTTACAGTGGGTTGGCTCCAATGGTGTAGATTACACCACAAACTCTTGGTATAATGCCTCTAATCCGTGGACATGGAATTACTACGGTCTTCCTGATACTGTTAATCGTAGTTCATTGCAAGGTTCTTGGAGAGCTGTTTTTAAATACTGGTATGACACCGACCGACCAAATTTGGCTCCGTGGGAGATGTTAGGTTTTAGTAGTATACCAAGCTGGTGGTTAGACCGGTACGGAGAATCACCCTATACCAAAGGTAATCTAACATTATGGGACGACTTAGAAGCAGGCTACATTTGGAACAATGGGGATCCGTATACTGATCTAAGATTTGCACGTCCTGGGTTAAGCACATTTATTCCTGTTGACTTTTCAGGTAATTTGTTGAGCCCAAATTTAATTCCGTTATCAACTTTATCAACTAGCAAATATGTAAATGGAAATATTGGCAACCCTGGATCGGTTTTAGGATCCGACGGTAGTAAATTATCTT